CCTCACATCTCTGCAAATAAACCAAATAAATAAACTACATATGGGCAAGATTGGAAAAATCTCAACAATTAAGAAAGATTACAACAACGGACTACTCCAAACTATGCAAGGCGGACTTGCTTTAAGAGGCTACACACGCATTCCTGGTACAGGGGTGTTTAAGTATCCTTACAAGGAGCTTGATGGACAGTACAGAACAGGACTTGATCCTAGTGCTGCTTACATCCGTCGCATCCAAGATCCTCTGGAAAGAGAGATGGAGGTGGAGCGTGTTACAGCGCTTAAGAATAGATTGGAGGGTGCTTTAGGAAGTATTGACTTAGGTCCTCGTTCTCAATTCTGGAACTATGGAATGTCTACATCCTCACAGGATACACTGCATGTGCAACCTGTAAAACTGATGGATGGAGATAACTTCTTTGACCTTGGAATTCCTCTTCAAGAGCTTGCGTTCTCTTGGTTACGTGTACACCCCACCATTGCTTCTAGCTACCAAGCTTGGGAGCGCGGTGAGTTTCCTGCTGACACTCAGTTTTATGTAGCTGATGATCAAGTGGAAAATGCTGTACTGTTCAAGAAGAAGCAACTTATCAACAAGGCTATTGTCAAGTTTGACAGTATGACCCCTGAGAAGAAGAAAAAGGTAGCACGTTTGTTGGGACTGCCTGTTACAGAAAACACTACAGAAGAATCTGTTTACAACCAGGTGGATAACCTGCTGAAACAGACAGAGTTCAAAACTGGTAAATATCAGGGACTCTCTCCTGTAGAAGTGTTTGGTAGATATGCAGACATGAAAGAAAACTTGCTCCATATTAAAGACTTGGTTAAACAAGCTCTCACTCACTCTGTCTACAGGGTTAAACCTAGTGGCAAGATTTACGAAGGAGAGTTTGAAGTGGCCAAGGATGAAGATGATTTAATTAAAACGCTGGCTGACGATGATAATCAGGACATGCTTCTGACTCTCGAAGGCAAGCTGAAAACTAAGAAACTAGCTGCTCTATGATATCTGTAGATAGTTTATTGTACAAAATTGACCAAAGACTAAATAAACTATCGACCAATGTTCATCAGCAAATCAACCTTGAGGACAAGATCTTAGCTCTTAATGAGGCACAGATCAAGCTGATAAAGCAGAAGGTTGATGGTATAAGTGTGGTTAGTGGGTTAGGTCTTGATTCTTTTAAGAAGCGTTATGAGGACCTACAAAGCTTGATAATGAGTTACAATCATCAGCCGCTCACTCTAACTCTAAGAAATGCTGAACTAAATCAATGGTTTGCTAATCTACATCTCCTTGTCCCTAAGTACATGTTCTACATGGACGCATATGTAATAGCTGATAAGGGTATGTGTAAGGATAGAAAGATCTGGATTAACAGAGACTTGACTAAACATGGTGACTTGCAGTTCATCTTGAACAATGATCACTACAGGCCTTCTTTTGAATACCAGGAAACTTTCAACTTTCTGTCCTCAGATGAAATAAGCATTTTTACAGATGGTACATTTACACCAAAGACCATCGACATCCTGTACATGAGATATCCTCAGTATATTGATAAAACAGGATATACAAGATTTGATGGTCAACCCTCTGTAGATTCTGACTGTGAGTTAGAAACCTATTTAGAAGATGAGCTTCTGGACTTGACAGTACAAAACCTAGCAATGTACACTGAGAATCAATCTGCTGTACAGAGCTCTATGATTAGAATTCAAACGAACGAATAGATTTTTCTTAACATTTAAAATAAAGTAAAATGTCTGATTTTTCATTAACTACGCTCTTCGTAGTTCCTGTTGGTAGCAGTATTGCCAGTAGCGGATCTACGCAAGACTTAACCCCTGGCCAAGTGGGTATCTTTAGAGCAGACTATACTGTTGCCACTGCTGGTAACGTTGCTGCTTCTGCCTATTTTTACGTTGCTCAAGGCCGCACAAATACCTATCTGCAAGGCTCCAAGCGCTCTGACAAGATCAAAGGATGCCCCACTGCAAATTGTAACAGCAATGTAACTGAATGGTACAAAACTGTAGGTTGTCCTACTGCTGCCACTCAGGTGACTGATGTATCTGGATGGAACGTACAGTGTGGTGACATTGTTACCCTCACTCTACGTGCACACTCTAGCTACATTGACACATTGTACTTCAACGGTTTCACTCGTAGTGTAACTGTTCAAGCTCCTTGCTGTGATTGTGGTGGAGATCCTTGTACAATTGTAGATGTACCTGCTCTTATTGATCAGTTCATCTATCAATTGAGTCTTAAGGCTCCTGGAAACAACCCAGACAACATTTCTTTCAGCACATTCTATCAGTTCCAACGTATTGGAAATGATCAGAATGCAATCCTCCGTATCACTGGTAAGCCTCTGACTAAGTATGGCCAGCCTTGTGATGTGGCAGCATTCCCTTGGGAGTATGACCGCATGTGGTTCCGTACATTCGTGTACAGTGGACCTGCTACCACTGCTGACTTCATCGTGGCTGATGCTTGTAACATTGTAGCTGAGCCTATAATCATCCAGCGTGCTTCTTACCCCAGCGGTACATCTGCTGAAATTGCCCAACTGGAGAAGAACTTCTACAGCTACCAAGCTGGTTACCTGAAGCACCTCTACAGAATGGCGGGTTACAACGAGAACTTTGAAAGCTGGGTAAGTGATGGTACTATTTACAACACCTTCAACATCCGTTTCAATGAGTACAACAAATCTGAGTATCAATGGGGTGATTACATCATGGAGGATAGCAGAGTGACCATTGCTGTTGCAAAAGGATCTGCTGAAGAGACTGCTCTTGAAGCTATTCTTGTAGCTGCTCTGGGTGCTGTGGCTGGTGATAATACATGTGTTACCACTACATCCACTACAACCACTATATGGTCCACTACTACTACCACATCAACTTTGATTCCGTAATAGTAGGACAGATATAGAAACATTCATATTAACCTAAGCCAGAGGTGAGAGGATACAAACTCAGATCCTCTGGCTTATTTATTTAAAACAACATGGCAGATTTGAAATTAGACATACTAGTGATTCCTACGTATAACACTCTTACGCTAGGGGTTGCTGATGCTTCTGTCTATCCTACAAACCCTCCTGTTGTTTCTGGAGCCACGATTGAAATTAATATTCCTGGTTTTGGTGTTGTATTAAGACCATTCAGCGTTAATGACTTCAACGTTTTTAACTCTTCAAACTTAGGCATTACAGCACCAGGGGTGGAACAACCACTTCCTGACGGTGTGTACCATTTAAAATACTCTGTAGCCCCTGCATACATAAACTTCGTAGAGAAGTCAATTATGCGTGTTGAGAAGCTACAGGAAAAGTTTGATGGAGCTTTTATGAAGCTTGATATGATGGAGTGTGATAGAGCTATCAAAACACAAGCAAAGGTGGATTTAACATCTATTTATTTCTTCATCCAGGGATCTATAGCAGCTGCCAACAACTGTGCAATAAATGAGGCAATGAAGCTATATGCTCAGGCAGACAATATGCTTGATAACTTCTTGAAGAACAATTGTGGATGTTCTGGAAACAACTACGTTATAAACTTCTACTAATATGGCTAAGTGCAGAAACTGTGGAGCTAATGTTGGGTGTGGATGTCAATTAATAAACGGTCTTTGTGGGCTGTGTCATGCAGCTGCTAAACAAGGAACAAACTTTATAAGAAATGTTATCACCCAGGCTTACAAACTGTCCAGAATGCGCTAACATCCCAGCACTGATTGCTGAGATTGATTGCAAGTTAGCTAACCTGGCCAGTAATTTGTACAACAACGTTGTGTATATTCTTAACCAACCTGTTCCTGGTGGAGCAATGTTGGACCTCCTAAACTACAGGAGAATTCTTGCGTATAAGTATTGCAACCCTAATTACAACGCTGCATTCACTGTAAACATGATTGCTAGCAGAGTTAAACTTCTAAAATTTAGATAAAAATGTCTTGTTCTAATTGCTATAATGGATGTACAGAGATTGTTTCTGATCAGTGTGTGAAGTATACAGGTATTGATGTTCCTATTTTGGGAATCAAAACTGGTGATTCGCTCTCGTATATAGAGCAAGCATTGATTGAGTTTCTCACATCTACACTTAATGGTACAGGTATAAAGCTAGATATTAACCCACAAATTATTTGTGAGATTGTTAACAAGAACTTAGTAGCCTGTGAAGACCTCACTCTCCCCAACGTTATCAATGCTCTTATCAAAGCTGTATGTGAACTAGACGAAAGACTCACTGCTCTAGAGGGAGACTTTGCTGCTTTGGAAGGACCTTACACAATCGGATGTCTCACAGGTGTAACTACCACCTCTGGAACACATGCCATCCTTCAGGCAGTGATTACAAAGCTTTGTGCACACATAGTTGATTTTGATGCCTTTGTGCTAGATGTTGAAACTAACTATGTAAAGAAGTCAGAGCTGTGTGCTTTGGTAGCAGCTTGTACACCTCCTGCTCCTCCCGCTGCATATAAGGACAGAATGGTACCTTTCACAGTGGTAGAATACTATGGTACAATATCTGGTAACTTTGATGTTTCTGGTGCAGGTATTGGGGATTGGGATAAAATCTATCTCTGTAATGGTAATAATGGTACTCCTGATAAAAGAGGACGTGTACCAGTGGGTGCTACAACAGGTATGGGTGGAGGACCTCTCAATCCTGATGTTGATCCTGCGGTTGCTGGAAATCCTTCTTACGCCTTAAATGGAACACAAGGTTCTAACACAGTGGTACTCAGTACTGCTCAGATTCCTGCTCACAGTCACACTGCTACAAACGTTTTAACAGACCCTGGACATACTCATTTTACAACATTGTCAGGAGCTCAGGTGACCATCACTGCATCTACTCCTCTAGCAAAAGAAGCAACTTATGGAGGTAATAGTAGTTATCTTTTAGCTGGTGCAACAGGTGTTCCTGATATCGGTATCACTAATTCTAAAACAACTGGTATCACTGTAGCCACTACTAACAGCTCTACAGGAGGTGGATTAGGACACAACAACTTCCAGCCTGGTCTTGGATGCTACTACATCATGCATATTCCTTAATAGTTTAAAATCATTATAATGTCTTGTTGCAATCAACCTAATTATGCTCCTGTAGACCCCTGTAATATTCCCTGCACACCAACAGATAATGTGTGCTACAGCGGTCCTAACCTACCCTGTACAGAAATACATACATG